CCGAACAAAATTAATAGTGTTATTATAAGCAGCCCCAGCAAGACCTGAATTACTTTTACTATCTTCTTCTACATTATCTAAATGAGTTAAACGTGTTACAATAGCTTTACGAACAGAAGGCTCTTGCGCTTCTTGTAACTGCTTAACTAGCTTCTCTTGTTCATCAGACATATTATTTCGCCTCTTGTTTTTCTTCTTCTTCAGTCTGTTTTAGTAATTCTAGTAAATAAATACGTTCGATAGCAAAATCTCCGGGGCTAGCGTTAAATTCTTTTAATGCCCGACCAACAAATCGCCTTCTTTTTCCGTTAGTCAAGGATTTCCAAGCTCTGTAAGCTCCATAAGTACCCGCAGTAGCGCCACCAAATGCAGCTAAACCTGCCGCACCGCCTCCAAAAGTAGCGGCAGCAGCACCACCAGCGTATACACCAGTAGCGGCTAGAGCTAAAGGAGTAGAAGGTAAGTTTGCAGAAGAAGCCGCTTTTCTACCCATTTCAATCAAAGAGTTATTAGCTTCTTTGGCAACTAAAGGCTTTAAAACATCTTGGGCATTAATAAGTTGATGCGTTCTGTTCATTAAGTCGTGTGCATCACCATTCGGTGTAGCTGCTTTTATACGTTGATTAATTGCGTCACGTATCTGACGAGCCGCCGTTTGTTTAGCAGAGTGTTTGGCGGGGTCGTATACTCTTGAACCTGCTTCTACGTAAGCATCAAATTGTTTTCTCATTTCTAACAGATGTAGTACCCTTGGTCCTTTATCTTTTATTGACTGCACAGGCAAATTATCTAATAGTTTAATAGCTTCTTTAAAATACCCCTCTGCGAATCTTTCTCCGTTTTGAAAAAGAGAATCGTAACCTTCCATAGAAGTAATGTCGTTAACTATTGTTTGTAAATCTGCTTTTAAAGTATCAATATTTACGTAAGGATTTCCTGCTTTTGTTAAAGCTACCTTAGTATCTTGAGTAAGTTTTTTACTTTCTTTATAAATTACATCGTAGTTATGGGTATTCCATTTAGTAGGGTCTACATCGTCTACTAAACCTACTGCTTCAATCATAGTGTCTTCTGCTTCAGTAGGAATGTATTTTTTATTTTGAGTACCTAATGGGCCTTTAGCTGTTTCAGTAACACCGTCACCTACTCTTGTTGCAGGCATCAGCATGTTAGTAATACCATTTTTTCTAAGTTCTTGAATCCTTCTATTTCCTTTTTCAACTTGCTTTAGACCCATGCGTGTACCAGGAATAGCACCAAGTTTTGGAATAGCCACTTCGCTGACTACCCCTGTGTCACGTAAAATACCTGCTTCTAAAGGATATTTTTCCTCAAAAGCACCCCACGCTTCCATGCCTTCACCTAAAGCAGTCATTGCAAAATTAGCAATTGAACTATCTTTTATAGCACTAACGCCATTCCGTACCAAAGAGTTATCAATAGCTATAGACTTGCCCCACGTTTGTTTCCAAGCGTTAATCCCTTCATTAGTAGTAAGCTCAACTGTCTTTAGTAATGGTCTTGCTAAGTCAGCCGCTAAAGATAAAGGATTAGCCATAGCAGGGTCATCTGTAGGAGCGCCTAGCGTCCCTTGTTGCAACTTTGTACCAACCTCTTGAAAAGCGCCAATAGCCTCCTGTGCGCTCATTGCTGTGGTATCAAAGATAGCATCGCCTTTGTCGCTAAGATACTGAGCGCCATTAGCCACCATTTGTTGTTCATCTTTTCCCATTGTACCAGTGCTTATAAGCCTCCCCGCTTCATTCATAAAGTCAGCAAACGGCTCATTTTGTACAGGAGGGGTTGGTGGGTACATTGAAGTTAACGCCGAACCAATGTCTTCGTCAGACATAGAAGAAGGAAAGTTATGGTCTTTCATACTTCCGTCAGGCATTTTTACAGGAACTTTTTTAAAAGCAGGTACTGGAGTATCCACAGTTACTGGGGTAGGCGTTGCCATTACTTAACCTCCGGTGTTTCTGGGTATACATAAGCTCCCGTTGCTATGTCCCAGTAACCTTCTGATACAGGAGTAGCAGCGGCTGTTTGCTCAGGCACTATAAAAGCATCTAAAACTTCACCTTGACCTGACAAAAAGGGTGACTTTCTAAGAAAATCTTTTGTGTCTGAAAACTGTTTACGCATATTTAGTATTGCTTGTTTACGCATTTTAAGAATACGTGTAAGAGCTTCGGGTGTGTTCACAGGATTAGCACCAGCAATGTCTTTTGCAAACTCCATGTCTTTATCAGATAGTCCTGTTCCAGAACCAAAAGCTGTAATTTCTTTTCCTACTAGTTTACCAATGTTTGCCATGTATTCTTGTTGATTTGAAGCAGTGTTTTCTACACCCAGTTCTGCACCCATTTCTAACATCCACTGTTCTATAGGTGCTGTAGCTCCTGTAGCCATATCAGGAATTAACGCTAAGTTCCTATCAATAATATCTAAAACAACAACGTCATCTTTTACGTTAGTATAAAGGTCTATAAAATTATCTACGCCACCTAAAGCTAATCTTTCTACTACATTATTAGAAATGTTTGTAATTTTCTGTAGTGCCACATTAGCAGACAATCCCATTGCAGAAGGTTCTTTCCATGTGTTGTCTTTTGGGTCAAAGACATAACCGTATTCATTTGTTCGCATTGAAACAGGGCCTACTCCTTTCATTTGGTATGCTTTTGCATCACCTTTTCTGCCACTCAGCACATTTTGGAACTGTTGTACAGTTAATTCACCGAGGTCTTGGGCATCAAACTGTTCCTTATTAATTCCAGCATTTGTAGCTAACGCTCTCCGAGCAGCTATACCTCCTTTTATTACTAATTTTTCAGTCTCTAATTCAGTAATTGTTTTTTGGTCTTGTGGAATGTCGCTAGCCCCTGCTAATATGCTTCCAGCTAATCCGGGTCTTCCAACAGCAGTAGCTCTCCTAGCTAAACTTTCTCTTGTTTTTTGTTCTTTAAGTTTAAGGTCTTCAGCTATTCTCCTGTCGTTAGCTATTGCTCCTGCTGCCATTGCTTCTTTATTGTTACCCATTTTACCATAAATATTGGCAGCATTTTCCATGCCAGCAGCAGTAGATAAGTCTTGTTCAGCTAAATCACTACGCCCCTGTGACTGACGGGCAGCGGGAGTCATCATAGAGTAATTATCTATTGCGCCTCCTGATAAGTTACCCGCTAAGTTACCTACACCCTTAGACATTACATCTAAAGGCACACCACTAGGCAGCGGTTGCGCCAAGATAGCTTTATTCATCTGTGCAAACATTCCTGATAAGTCAGCAGCCATTATGCTCCTCCTCCCATTCCACCTAACATACGTAACAGACCAACAAGGTTCTGGCTTTCTGCGTTAGTGTAGTTAATGTCAGCAGTGCTTCGACCTATGCCTAATTGTGCTAACAGACCAGCCAGATTTTGGTCTGCTCCAGATTTTATCTGTGCGTTTTGCATACCTTGGTTACCAAATCCTTGCATTTGCTGATACGGCATGTATTGATTTTGGAACATTTGATTAGCCATCTGACTTTGTGTATTTTGATAGTTACCACCAGCAGTAAGAGATGATTGTCCCAGTTGGTTCCACTGCCCCGCCTGCTGGCCGTATTGATTAGACAAACTACCATATTGATTAGCCATGTTAGCTTGGTTCATCATTTCTGTTTGAGCTTGTCCCATCGACTGCATAGAAGCTGTATTCATGGCTTCTGCTCTTGCTTTACCAAATGCAAATTGCTCTGGAGAACCGCCATACTCATTGCTAGTCATTCCTCCTCGTCCTGAACCAAAGAGTCCACTGTTCATGGAGTCATTTTGTCTCTGCTCGTCTGGGCGTTGCATCGCACGTATGCGACTATAAACGTCAGATTCTCTCTGTGAGGGGTCTTGTAGGGACCGCTGCATTGCTGTGTTAGAGGCGTTATATGCCGCAGAACCCCTGTTGTTGGCCTGCCTTTGGTTATATTGCCCTTGGTTATACATATTGTTAAAACGAGGGTCCATGTGCTGTGCAGAAGCAAACATATTGTTAGAACGGTTCCGCATGTTGGTGACGTTTTCTTGACTGCTACCCGACAAAGTGTTAGTCATCTGTCCGGTTGTGGGGTCATAGCTTGTAGAACCTAGACCACTTGAAACACCCCAAGGCTGGAAAGTACCGTACCCTTTAATGTCTGATTCTGCTGCGTTTAAATAAGCAGTTGTATTAGCTTTGTTATCTTCCATGTTGTCTTGGATTTGACTATACCCATAAGCACCACCAGCCATTCCAGCAGCAGGCCCTAAAATATTAGTAAAAAAATCACCCATGTCTCCGTTAGTAAAAGACTCTAAAAATTTTTCCCACATCAGAACGTCCCTCCATCAACCAAACCACCGCCTGTCATAGTACCAGTGAAAGAAGGGTTGTTTTTATTTAGTGTATCTGCTGTAGCAACTACTAGTGCGTTAAACTCAACGTCAAAAGCAGCGCCAGATATTCGTTTTGAGGGGTCACCAGGAGCTAGATTATCTCGGTTTCCAAATGTTATATTTGGACTTGTTGGGTAAGTGTAAGCTGACATTATAAAATTCTCCCTTGGAGTGCTTGTATGTTTATTTCTTGTATGCTAATTAAACTGCCTTTAACGTTAGAACTAAAACCAATAGATATGTTGCGACCACTACCCCACACGTTATATTTTAATTCACTAATTTCGTAAGTGCTTGAGTATTGCCCTATTCTTGCGGGAAACGTTGGACCCGGAGGAATGGGTTTTACCCATTCTGCTGACTTTGTTATGTCAGGTTCTGCGGGTACTCCGCCGCCAGCTCCAGCAACAAAAGGAGTCCAATTACTAAATTGTGTATTAATATTTATATTTTTTTGGATAGCGTTAGTAATGTTAGGTACAAAATTAAATCCCCACGAAAGTGTTAAGGTGCCAGATAAACCACCTACCAAAGTTACATCTACCTGTTTAGGGAAAAGTATATTTGCTGGAGAGCCTAAATTTAAAGGGTTACTTTGATACTTCATAAGTATTTCAGACTCAACAGAACTACCTTCTGAGTTTAAAGCAACATCTTCTGCGCCTAAGTAAACA